ATTATAACGCCAATTTTGGATTATACGAAGGATAAATTTTTAACAGGCATTGATAAAGATAATATAGGATATGATAGTAGTAACGAGACCCATACAGTTGGTGGGTTCTCTCTATCTGGAGGTGGATATAAGCCAACACAGGATAACCGAATTATTAACTCAGGGAAAAATACTATTCATAAAAGGTCTGTGAGCGAGACTAAGAAAAAATATGTTGCTTCTAATCAATCTTGGAAATGTGGACACTGTAACAACCCTTTAGACCATACATATGAAATAGACCACATAATGGATTTACAACATGGAGGGGATAATAATGTAAACAATCTAATTGCGTTATGTAGAAATTGTCATGGTAAAAAAACAGTTCAATCTAAACTATAATTAAGTATGAAGTTAAAATATAAATATAATAGAATATCTAATATAATATTATATTAAGTAATGAGTTCAAAAATAAGGACTTCTCCAAGTGGTTCAAATAGTATTCAAATAAAGAAAACTAGGAAACGAATACCATTGTCAAGGAAGAAAAAATTAGTTATTAAATCACAACTACCTCAACCGACAATATCACAACCACCACCACCACAAACGGGTAATAAAGTTGTGGATATAGTAAAAGAACCAATATATGATAATTTTGATAAAATAATTAATGACATAAAAGGTTTCGATAAATGGTATAATAATCACGATAAAGAATTACAGAAATTATTATTAGAGTTCCAAAATAGAGAGAGCATTATTTTAGGCAATAACCCAGATAAATTGCAGTTTTTATATCCTCATTTATTAGACCCTAATTTTAATATAAAAATAGCAGAAAAAAAAGAATTCAATGATTTAGTATATGATACTGATATAAAAGATGTAGAAGAAGAGGCAGATTTAATGTGTAGTGCGGGGTTTGAAATATCACCCCATCAGATATTTGTGCGAAATTTTCTCTCTTCATTAACACCATATAACAGTTTATTATTATATCATGGATTAGGAACAGGTAAAACGTGTTCGGCAATATCCGTGTGTGAAGAAATGCGTGATTATATGAACCAGGTTGGGATACAAAAGAAAATTATTATTGTAGCATCACCTAATGTCCAAAGTAATTTTAGATTACAACTATTTGATGATAGAAAACTAAAAGAAGTAAATGGATTATGGGATTTGAAAGCATGTACAGGTAATAAACTATTGAAAGAAATAAATCCTATGAATATGAAAGGATTATCTAAAGTTAAAATAGTGAAACAAGTGAATAAAATAATAAATAAAGGATATGTCTTTATGGGATATATAGAATTTTCAAACTACATCACAAAATTAAAAAGCCAATATTTAGTTGAAGGAGATGAAGACCAAACAAAGAAAAACAAAGAGAGAGCCCTTAAAAGAGAGTTTTCGAACCGTTTAATTGTTATTGATGAAGTCCATAATATCAGAATTAGTGGAGACAATCCAAATAAAAAGATTGCTCAAAACTTACTTGATATGGTGAATTATTCCGATACATTAAAGTTATTATTATTATCAGCTACTCCTATGTTCAATAGTTATAAAGAAATAGTATGGCTCATAAATTTAATGAATATAAATGACGGGAGACCCAAAATAGAAGTGCGCGATATATTTGATAAAAAGGGAAATTTCAGAGTAGATGGTTCAAATGAAGTTGGTAAAAATCTGTTACTGCAAAAGATGAGGGGATATGTATCATTTGTCCGTGGAGAGAACCCATACACATTCCCATATAGGATATACCCAAGTGATTTTAATAAATTACTAACATTGAAAAATCCTGGGTTTGAATACCCAAAATATCAATTAAATGGATCATCAATTATACAAGGTATAGAATATTTAGATATTTTTATAAATAAAATAGGCAATTACCAAAAAATAGGATATGATTTAGCGAAACAGAAATTAAAATCAAATTTACCGGATGAAGTAACCATGGATAAAGGGATGGGATGGACGAATGTGGAATTACCATTACAAACTTTAAATTTCGTATATCCCAATTCAAGATTAGATGAATTTATTGAGAACCCCAAAAAAGAAGAGAAAATAGACATTCGTAGTTTTATTGGACGACAAGGATTACTACAAGTAGTATCTTACAATGATAAAACAAAGCGTGATTTTGAATACAAACAAAAACCTTATGAGAAATATGGTAACATCTTTTCATCCGATGGATTACAAAAATATTCTATGAAATTACACAATATAATGGGTTTAATAAAGAAATCAAAAGGAATTGTATTATTATATTCTCAGTATATCGATGGTGGTTGTGTGCCAATTGCTCTAGCATTAGAAGAATTAGGCATTACCCGACTAGGGAATGATAATCTATTTAAAAGTGAACCAATACCTAAGATTGATTCTATTACAATGAAGGCAAAAACCGAACTTGATAAGGATAAGGATCATATATTTAATCCAGCAAGATATATTATGATTACTGGAGATTCCAAATTATCCCCCAATAATTTAAAAGAAATAAAATCGGCAACAAATGAGGATAATGTAAATGGAGAGAAAGTAAAGGTTATTATTATTAGTAAAGCAGGTTCAGAAGGGATTGATTTAAATAATATTAGACAAGTTCATATAATAGAACCATGGTATAATATGAGTAGAACGGATCAAATTATTGGGCGGGCAGTAAGGTTCCGCAGTCATTGTAGATTACCATTTGCGGAGAGAAATGTAGAGATATATTTACACGGTAGTATTGAAGACAAAAAAGTAATAGGATCCCCAAATGAAGAAGATATGGAAGATAAATATGATGAAAATGATAGAGAAGAAGAAACAATAGATATGTATATATACCGAATGGCAGAAAAGAAATCTATACAAATGGGTAATGTTTCCCGTGTTATGAAAGAGAATGCTATAGATTGTTATTTGAATGAGGGATTGAATAATTTAACAGAGATAAATATGAAACAAACCGTTAAATTGTCACTATCAACCGGGTATAATATAGATTATAATGTAGGCGATAAAAAATTCACACAGATATGTGATTATATGGAAAAATGTGATTTCACATGCAAACCTGAAATAGATAAATCAGAATTAAGTGTTAATATGGATAGTTATAACGAAAATTTTATTATTTTGAACATAGATAAGATAATATCTAATATAAAAGAATTGTTTAAAGATAGATATTTATATAAAAAAGATGATTTAATTAAATTGTTAACACACACTAGAAAATACCCCCTTATCCAAATAAATAAAGCATTAGATTACCTGATAAATGAACGTAATGAATATATTATTGATATGTTAGGGAGATTAGGACACTTGGAAAATATAAATGAGATGTATTTTTTTAAACCAATAGAATTAGAAACCAAGCATATAACAATTGAAGATATGAATAGACCGTTTGATTATAAACATAAATCTATAAAATTTAATCTTCAAGATAATATAATGGAAAGTTCTATACTAGAGAATATACCCAAAAAAATAGTAGATAAAGATAAAAAGGGAGATGCTATAAAAGAAAATATTTCTGGTGTATTAAAAAAATTACTAGATACCTATTATTTAATAATAGAGACAAAAGATGTAATTCGTGGAGACAACGATTGGTTTAAGCATTGTGGAGTTACCATTCAAAAATTATCAGCAGAGATAAATTTAGACATATTGAATTCATTCGCATTGCATCATTTAATAGATATAATGGATAATAATGATAAGATGAAATTGATCGAATACCTGAATATTAGAGAGAAAATAGGGAATATAATTATGGATGACATTTTCTTTGAAAAAATAGAAAATTATATAAATAAAACGCTATTGATAGAATTAAATGAAAGTATGGGTGGTGCTAAAGGATATTTATTAGAAAATAAAAATGCGATAAATTTATATGTATTGAATAGTGAAAATATTTTAGAGAGAGCAAAACCGACAGATATAGATGATTTCAGAGAAGAACTCCAGAAAAAGATTTTAGATATTAGCCAAATTAGTGATTTTGTAGGATTTATGATGGCTATTAATAAATCAGGGATGATTATTTTTAAGACTAAAAATATGCTTGATAAAAGGTCAAGAGGTGCAAGATGTGATCAAGCAGGCAAAAAAACACAATTAAAGATATTGAATCAAATATATGGAGAAACTGAAAAATATACAAGTAGTAATAGCAAAGATAGTAAAATACCGCAATTATGTAGCGAACAAGAATTTTTGCTACGTTATTATGATGGAATAAGAAAAGATGGTAAAAAGTGGTTTTTCAATTATGAAAATGCGCTATTTAATAAGATTGATAAAAATTAAATAATCACTATAAAACAGTAATAATATATATATATATATGGATATATGGAGGTAATATAAAATAATTAAATTATTAAGTTCTAATCTAATAAATCCAATAAATCCAATAAATCCAATAAATATATAAATCTAATAAAAATTGATTAAAAATAAATAATAAATTTAAAAGAATAATTATATATATAATAATGTCTAGCACCCAAAAAGAATTAAGAACTAATCAGCAAAAAAGGTCAGATAATATAACTACATTAATTGGTGAAAAAGATGTAAAAAAACCAGATTTAACAAGTGATGATAAACACCGTAAAGGATTAGGGATTTATATGTTACAACTTATTCATAGAAAAATTACATTACCATTCATACTCATGGGTGGTAATATTGGGGAAATAATCCAGAGGAAGTTAATTGAAGATTTAGAAGGACGTTGTATTATAGAGGGATTTGTAAAGAATAACTCTGTAAGAATAATAAATTATTCGGCAGGTATTATGAAAAGTAATAATGTTGTGTTTGATGTAATAGTAGAATGTTTAATTTGTTGTCCTGTTGAAGGGATGCGATTTAAAATTAAGGTTGATAATATCACAAAAGCAGGAATACGTGGAAGCAGTGGCAGTAAATCACCTGTTGATGTATTTGTTGCAAGAGACCATCATTATAAAGATAAATATTTCAATAATGTCCAAGTTGGTGATACAATTCAAATCCGTGTTTTGGGACAGCGGTATGAGATTAATGACCCAAAGATTTCTGTTATTGCTGAAATGATGAAACCTAAAAAGTTAATTAAACGTGATCCATCCAAGAAAATTAGATTAGTAATAAAGTAATAAAGTAATAAAGTAATAATCATATAATCACAAAATTATAAAAGAATTATAAAAGAATTATAAAAGAATTAGAGCAATATAATTATATTACTAGTTATAAACTTAAACATTATAATATAATTAATTATAATATATATATTCAATGTTATCAAATAGTGAATATCAAGAAAATAATACAGATAAATCAGAAAACACTAATGTTAATACAGATAATGAAACTACCAATGAAAATGATAATGAAAATGA